CCCCGGGATGCAAGGGCTTCATTTCTTGTGTCCCGGGGTGGGCTTGTGGTTTCAGCCCACTGTGCTAAACCTTGTAAAAGGTAAGATTTAGCTCGATGAAGGACTTCCATCTCTCACCGATATCACGCATCTCTGCGTGATCGGACGGGATCCAGTCCCAACGCGAACTGAATCGGGTCCTTAACCTGGCTCGGCTGCGCTCACTTGAGCGAACTACAGCCTTCCCAGACCTAAGAGTACCCGCTAAAGCAGCCAGTAAGACCGCAGGAGGGTTGTTAACCCAACCACGAAGCTTAGGAGGCTTAAGCTCTACGTCAGTCACATCATAAGCATTAGGCTGCTTGTATAGGAAGCGGTAGATAACCCCGCCAGTATACTTGCTAACCCGACGCTTTTTGATAAAGCTAAGCGGAACCTTTATACCACAGTCATCCATCTCATCAAAAGGAATAGGTAAAACCCTTTCCCCTCTGAGGAGTTCATGAATAACCGTGGGCAAAGGTATATCCCACTTAGCCGACCAGCGATTAAGCCTGTTGATAGCAGAGTACTTGTCACTAGACGTACGGAGAGTTTTAATATAAACTCCCCTAACGTTGTGGCCGTCAAAATAATCATGGCCACATGACTCGCGGAATAGTCCTGTATTGAAGGACTTGTTTACGTTAACGCTGAAGCCACAAATTGATAGCATCTTAACGAGGAGGTCATAAACCTCGGCGCGACAGATGATATCATCGCCAAAAACGGCGAAGTTGCCCAGCGAATGCCTAAAGGGTCTATCAAAGGGAATACCCTTAACCCGATAAGCACCGTAAACTAAAGACGCAAAAAATATCGTTTGTAGAGGAAAAGTATAAGCATTTCCCATGGACGATATCATATGCAACTCAACCTTGGTTCCATCTGGAAGGATGGTATAACGGCTCCGGGCTAACTCTAGCAATGTCGAAACATGTCTAGGGAAAAACTCGGTAACCAAACCAAGAGACATCGAATCCGAAGCAGAAGATAGATCGATAGTGCCAAATCTACCGTCTTGGGATCCGAGCAGAGCAAGGTAGCGATTCTTATCAGGTTGCAGACTCAGGTCGATACCACAGACCTGAACTAGCAAGTCTTCAAGAACTGCTCCCATACCTTTTTGAAATAACATATTCAAAACGGGCTCTGTGCATATGGTGCGGCTTATTTCCGTCGTCTTAGGTACGAAACTTAGGCGACTACCCTGAACAATATCAGTTTCCCTAAACTTCAGTCTGCAAGACTCAACGGCAGACCAAAGCGGGTCACATGAAATTGCCTGTACGTAAAGATTGTACAGTCCAGGACTTGAGGCAGACATAGAAGAAGTACCGATTTTCGAAAGAAAATCCGTACTATAACTTCCAATGTTAGCACCATTACCGAGACTGAACCTAGAAGAAATCTCACCAAGCGTAAGTCTCCTAAGATTACCAGAAGACTGATCGTCTTGATGAAACATGCGATAGAGAAAATCCTTCGCTTCTCCTAGGGCAACAGCTTCAGATGTGGTCCAACTGGTGGGATCCAACTTAAAGCTTTTACACTTTTCATTAGTTTTAAGGAAAAGTGATAAGGCATTCGCGTCTGCAGAGTCAGAAGGCCGATCGCTAAATTTCTTTAGCAAAGACGCTCGAAGAGACTGCATAGCAAATTGCCTAGGCTTTATATTTGGGTAGGGACTAATCGCCCCATTCCAACCAGAAAGCATCAAATCATGATCAAGGCAGAAAGGTAGAGATCCAGCGTAATCACGCATGTAAGTCTCCAGTCCAAGGCAAATTAAAGCGATACTAACGAACAACAGCTAGAACTAGACGACACCGGAAACAGTGGTGTCACCAACGCCAGCTGATTGTTGCGAAAGAGCGCCGAAGTGAGCCGACAACGCAGCACGTACGTTAGCTGCATCGGCAGTATCCGCACCGGCAGGCAGATCAATAGTAGTAGTGATCTGCATGTTTTGGAACGGCTGCCCAGCCAACGGAAGAACACCCTTACGGGTGATCAACTTAAACGTATTGCGCGGGACATCCTTTATAAGACCAGTAACAGGATTAGCTTTTCCAAGAAAACGGAAAACCTTAGGCCTGAAAAAGGTAATAGTAAAGGGAGACGACATACTATGCGTAGTAACGCCG